AACCTCAAATCATTACAGACTAATGGCAGACATAGAAAGAGATATAGTTTTACGAGTTAAGTCGGAAACTGAACAAGCCCAGGGGCAGTTCAAGAATTTGAAGCAAGAACTGCGAAGCATTGAGAACCAACTCAATCAAATGGCGGAAGCGGGTGAAACTGGCACCGCAGCTTTTCAAAATTTACAACGTAGAGCGGGGGAAGTAAAGGACCAACTCGGTGACACCAAAGCTGCAATCAAAGCTTTGTCTTCCGACACGTTCAAACTCGATGCGTTTACTCAAGCCGCTCAAGGGATTGCCGGCGGTTTCGCAGCTGCTCAAGGTGCGATGTCTTTATTTGGTAGCGAGAATCAAGCAGTTGAGGAAGCTATCAAGAAAACCCAGGGTGCAATGGCCTTGCTTCAAGGCGTGACTGCAATCACGAATATTCTCCAAAAGGAAACAGCATTTAGCGCATTGTTTTTGGCTGAATCACAGACGGCGAATGCGGTTGCTACGGAAGGGGCAAGTGTTGCAACAAAGGGATTTTCCAAGGCGTTAATTGCTACGGGTATCGGTGCCATTGTTGTAGCTATTGGAACTTTAATTGCTTACTGGGATGATTTAAAGGGTGCTGTGGAATCTACTTCAGTAAGTACAAAAATTGCTTCAGATACTTTTGAAGGAATCGGAGCAAAGTTTGCAGAATCACAAGTCAAAGTTAATGGCTTAATTAAAGATTTTGAAAACTACAATACAACAACAGCAAGGAGAAAAGAAATTCTGAAAGAACTTGAAAAAATAAGTCCAAACTATTTTAATAAAGAACTGAAGAATATCAATGATTTAAAGAAAGCCCAAGAAGCATTTAACAAGGCTCTTCTTCAACAAGCAATTATTGAAGCATCAAGAAAGAAAATCACAGAACTAACTTCTGACAATATTGAAAAAATGGCTGAAGCACAGAACAAGGCCAACATGACTCTTGATGAATTTCTTCAGCAATCTGGATTCAAGAATGCTTATGATAATGCAAAGAAAAACGGTGGAGACTTAAAGAGATTTCTTGATTCTTATTCCACATACATTGCTGAAAAAAAGAAAGAAGTTGCAGATCTTGACAAAGAACTTCAGAAACAAATTGCACCTTTTTTGAAAGTTAGTCAACAAGCTGAAGATCAATTGAAAAAACTTGGAGGAGAAGCAATTCCAGAACCAACAACAAAGGAGAAGCCAAAAACAGAAAAACCTCTTGAAGACAAACAAAAGGAACTGGAAAAAATGAGAGAATATGAAGCTGAATATGAAGAACATTTAAAGAAAGAACGTGAAAAGAATGCGGCTCAAAACGCTAAGGACTTTACCGATAGAACTCAAAAGGAGTATGAATATGCTATTAAATTAAGCAATGAATATTACGATCACTTGATTAACGAAGCAAAGTTAAACGGCCAAGACACGACTCAATTGGAAATTCAAAAGTTGGAGAACCAACTTCAAATTCAAAAAGATTACGCCAAGTCCACCATTGCTATTGAAGACCAAATCGCATTAAAGAAAAAGGAAATTGCGGATAAAGAAAAGGAAAAGAAGATTAAAGATTTTGAGAAAGTCATGTCCGATGAAACCGTTTCTTTGACCGAAAGATTGCGATTGAACAAAGAGTTTTACGACAAAAAGCTAATTGATGAAAAGACCTACAAAGGGAACGCTGAAAAGTTAGAAAAGGAGTTGTTTGAAAAACGGAAAGCAACCGCCATGGAATGGGCGCAAGTAACCAAGGACGGATTGGATGCTTTGAGCGCATTGAATGAAGCGTTCTCAAGTAAGGACAAAGACGGTCAACGGAAAGCATTTGAGCGGGACAAAAAGTTCAAGATAGCTTCCGCAGTTACAGCAACCGCAATGGGTGTGGCGCAACAATTGGCTGTACCTCAAGACCAATTAACCGGGTTAAACTTTGCAAAAGCTGCGATTGTACTTGCAACGGGTGTGGCTCAAATCAAAAAGATTTCAGACACCAAATTCGAGGGCGGTGGTTCACCACCAAGCAACAACATTGGGGCGAACGTACCAACACAACCGTCACAAAATAGCCAAAACACACCTGGCATAAATTCCACCATGTTGAACTTGGATGCCCAGGGTAACCTACGCCAAGGACCAGCGAGAACTTACGTGGTTGAAAGCGAAATATCCGACAAACAAAGAAGATCACGCCAATTAAGTCAAACAGCAATTTTAGGAAAATAATGGAACTACCAATTTACAAATTAGTAATCAATCCGGAAGATGAAGATACCGGGGTTGAGTTCGTGGCCTTGGTGAATACACCCGCCATTGAAAGAAATTTTCATGCGTTCAAGTCGCAAAAGTTCACCGCCGATGACGAGAAAAGAATTGTCACCGGTCCTTTAATGATTCCCGATCAATTGATTTACAGACGGGATAATTCCTTCGGTGAATATTACGTGACGTACGATGCTGAAATGGTGAAGAAGATTGCAGAAAAATTCATGCGCAATCAGAACAGCAACAACGTAAACAAAGAGCACAAAGACCAGGTGGATGGGGTGTTCATGTTTGAAACCTTCTTGAAGGATTCGAGCCGTGGCATTTCTGCACCCAATGGATTTGAGGACCTTCCGGAAGGTACGTGGTTTGGAAGCTACAAAGTTTACAACGATGAAGTTTGGAAGGACGTAAAGGATGGAACCTTCAAAGGGTTTTCGGTGGAAGGTGAGTTTTTGCACCAACCGCACACCATGAACTTCGGTAAGAATGTGGAATTGACTGCGTTACTCGATGAAATTATTTCTCTATTGTAACTTTTTTTTGTCACTTTTTCCCGTATCGTAATACTATTGATAAAGTCAAATTTATGGACATAAAAGCAGAATTGTTAAAGATCAAATCTTACTTGATGTCTTCCGATGTGACAACTGAACCTACCGAAGAAGTTGGAGAAACGCCAGTCGTTGAGCACAACTTTGCAGAATACGAAACTGCTACCGGTGTAAAGGTTAAGATTGACGGTGAGATTGCCGTTGGTGTTCCAGTTGTTGCAGTTGCTGAAGATGGTACCGAGGCTCCCGCTCCTGATGGTGAGCACGAAATTCTTGGTGTGGCCAAGATCGTTGTTAAAGACGGGTTGATTGCTGAAATCATGCCATTGGAAGAAGAGCCAAAGGTTGAGGTTGAAGTTGAGTTGGCTGAAGAAATGCCAATCGTTGACATCACAGCTGAATTGCAAGATCGCATCGTGGCCTTGGAAGGAAAGTTAGATGAATTGATGAAGAAGTTTGAAGGCATGACCAAAGCAACTGAAGCAATGACTGCAGTTGTTGAAGAGATTTCTACCCTTCCAACCGCCGAGGTTTCCAAACCCGCATCATTCACTTACTTGTACCCAAAGAGCAAGCAAGACAAAAACATTGAAAAATTTTTACAAGCCCTAAAATAAAAAAAAGATGAGTTTTTCACTTACCGGATTAACCTCGTACGTTAATCAAAACACACTTCCATTGATGACCAAAGCCGTATTCGGTGCGAAGTCAGTTGCAATGGCAAACAAAATGGTTGGACTTAAAGGTACTTCCGCAATCAACATCATGGACACCACCGCTCCTTTTGCTTACGGTGTTTCATGTTCTTTCTCCAACAACGGAACGACTACTTTCAGTCAGCGTAACATTGCTGTTAAGCACTTGAAAGTTCACGAGTCTTTGTGTCCTCAAGCGTTGGAACAAACTTGGTTGCAACACCACTTGCCTTCCGGTTCTTTATACCAAGCTATCCCATTTGAAGAAGCTTACGCTACTCAAAAGGTTGCTATGATTTCTCGCAGTTTAGAAACCATTTCTTGGGTTGGTGACGGCGCAAACATCGATGGATGGAAAGACGTTATCGATGCTGTAACTGGTGGAACTGAAGGAGTAACTGATCCTATCAATGCTAACCAAACTTCCTACACTGGTAACGCTACTGCAATTACCAAAGCGCAATTCGTAACTAACGCTGCCGGTACTACTTCACGCCGTACTGTATTGCAAGCTATCGAAAGAGCAATCCCTACCGACATCTTGGGAAGCGATGACGTTGTTGTTTTCTGCGGATGGGATGTATTCCGTTTATTCCGTCAAGACATCGTTGAGTCTAACTACTTCAACCTTTCTTACTACGAAGGAATGCAGTCAGGTGAAATGGTTATCCCAGGATCAAACGTGAAGCTTGTAGCTGTTCCAGGATTGAACGATGGAATCGGTGGTAACACTTCTTATTCTATCTACGCTATGCGCACTTCCAACTTGGTATTCGGTACCGACTTGTTGAACGAGCAAGAGAAATTCGAAATCTTCTACGCTAAAGAAGCAATGGAAGTTCGTTTCATTTGTGAGTTCAAAGCTGGTTACCAGGTAGCATTCCCTGAGCAGAT